TGAACCTGTCCCCCACACTACCCGCAGGATGGCCTGCTTTGTGTGGTAACTCGAAGTGGTCGGAGTACCGACCCCACGGTGGAGCTAACCGTGAGTATCTCCGTGGAGAGTTCGTACCTCCCCCACTGGCCGGCAAGTTTGCTAACGCATTGCTGGCCCCTACGAATGGAAGTCGCAGGATATGTTGGGCCCGTCTACAAGAGGCGGCCAACCAGTGGGAGTTAAGGAGCTGCCGCAAGGCAGTACCAGAGGTCCTAGCTAGTCCAGGGAGACGCACAGGAGGCGGGGGTTGTGGAGACCCCCTTGGTGCACCATGTGGTGCTGGCACTCAAGAGCGCCGGTATGGCCCGCTGCCACGGAGATAGGCAGCAGACCCTGATAACGGGCATTCCAGTTATCAGTGCTTGGTGAACTGAGGAAAGTGAGACTGTAAAAGGGCCTAGTTTCAGGCAATAGCAGGCTCTCACGAAATCCGGACGCATCGTCGTCGACCGGATCCCCGTCCTCATCGAGGGTACGCAGGTTGCTGATTTGGTTCAACAGCACCTCATCAGGGTTTCGACCCTGGGCCACTTGCGTGGCCACCCAAGCGCGGCTGACGTCGTCGTACGTCAGACACCAGTCCAGGAAGAGGTCGCTCAGCGGTTCGGTAGACATCCGCTTCGCGACATCCTTCTGGTAGGCCTCCCATGCGGGCTTGGTCCTCAACTCCTCCGGCCGTTGCTCAAAGCCGAAGAGGATTGGACTGTAGTCCGTCTGTGGGTGTGCCAGACTGGTGAAAGGGTCAACGGGTGCGTCCGGAGAGCGGCGCACCAGCATCGACCAAGTGGGCCGGGCATCAGAGACAGGCCGGGCCTCCCAACCCGCGAAAAGCGAGAGGGGGGCCAGGTCTTCGAGACGCCAAGCCAACCACGCACGGAGAAGTGCGGGGCGACCAACCAGAGCCAACAGTTTAGTAGGACTGTCGACGCTCAGGGGCAGGGGGAGACCCAGCCCGCCGAACGCTCTCGGCAAGAAGAAGGAAATGCCCGATGGGGTAACCTCCTTTAGCCGGTAGTGCCGGATGATCGCCTGCACGACCTCGTCGCGCATCGCTGGAGGGCAGTGTTCAATCGCCCACTCAGCTCGGGGACCGACTAGAGACAGAATGTCGGACCCGATGCTTCCTTGTAGCTCACGGCGCTCAGCGCCGCGCTCGGACAGCGGAAACATGCTGCCCAGTGGTAGGAATGGATGACGGCGGAAGCTCGCATTGCGGCACCCG